AGAGAATCGAAAGACAACATTCTCTCTCTTCTAGAAGATATTACAACCGATTACGGAGCAGGCGCTAGAGCAGCTAGATGGAATTGCGACAGTATTCCGTGCCTCTCATGGTGGCGACCTCGTGTGCGACACCATCCGCCGCGCACTGGAGGCGCTTCCCAATGACTGAACTTTCACCCGCCGCGCAGACGGTGCTGGATGCGTTCAACGGTTTTCATGATCTAGTCAATCGCCGCCTGAAGATCGCTGCCGCCCTGCGAGCTGCTGCGGATCAAGTAGTGCCGGAGGAAATTGAACCAGCCAACGCTTTTGAAGAGGAAGGATATGTGCCTAGTCGATTGCGCGAACAACGGCAAGAAACTCGGCGCAAGCTCCTTGCCATCGCCGACCAACTCGAAGCCTAGTGACCATTACCACTAAAAAACCATGACATATCAACAACTTTCCCCAGAAGCACAAAGAGTTTTTATTACTGCAGATTTATTTGGTGAAGGTGGTAAATCCTTTAATGCTGAATTTGCTGCTCACATCCTGAACGCCGCTTCTGAGTTGCTCTACCGCGATTGGCACGGCTTTGAATGCAGGGACCATTTACGCAAACTAGCTGAGGAGCTAAACAACTACGCCAATCCACAGTAGTCACCTTCACTTCCCATGTCTCTTGACGTTCACCTCGAAGACGAAAACGGCCGCGACCTTTACTGGCGCAACATTACTCACAACCTGACCACGATGGCCGAAAGAGCCGACCTCTACCAGTGCCTATGGCGCCCTGAGGAGATCGGCATCACCACCGCTCACGAGCTTATCGAGCCCATCTCGAAGGGAATCGCATTCCTAGCCGCTTACCGCTCCCTGTGCGAGCAGGATAACCCTCCCAATGGGTGGGGGGACTGGGAAGGTCTTTACGACTTCTGCTGCGACTACTTGAAGGCGTGTACTGAATACCCACTAGCAACCATCAGGGTAAGTCGTTAACCTCTTCGTCTTCTCCTTCTATCAGGAATTCCTCGATCAGATAGTCGACGGTAACTTCGAGCTCGGAGGCTAGCGCCTCTATATTAATCTCTTGCTTCATAGTTTGCGGGATTAAGCCGGCAGTACTCGGAAAAGACTATCTTACACTCTTTCCAAGTCAACCGACAGTGCTCTGCCGCCTTGGGCACATTCCACTCAGCGGAAAACAGCTTTTCCATCGCTTCTCTAGTCTCTGGTCGCATGGTTAAAAGGAAAGTGACATCGAAGTGGCTAGCTCGACGAGACGGATTAAGTCGTCTTCGAGTATTATATCATAGTGCAGGTTCAGCTTTGTGAACAAAACCTTTCTCGGCCTGAACCAACGAAGCTCGGAGCTCGTCACTCTCACCAAGTAGTATCCGTCCTTCTTATCTGTGATAAAAATCTCAAGAAGGTTTCTTTTGTCTCCGTATAGGAAGCTACAACGGTACATGGAGACGACTCCTCTTCTCTCGTACTTGGAGGATTGAAACCTTCTCGCATTCATCATTAGAGACAACTGGTCTCTGCCCCCAAGTAGATTAAAGACCTCCTCCCCCTCGGGCCAGGGATCTGAGACCATGAAGCGATCTAGGAGGCCCATGAGGCCATTACCCCCGTGCTACGATACCAGGGTAGTCTACCACAAAGATCGTGTTCTTAAAAGCAAATGCGAGATCGAATAATATGACGTTCGAGGATTTCCTCAGAGAGGCGAAGAGGCAGGGTAACACCGACCCCGGAGCGGCCATGATGGCCACGCTCAGGAGGCACAGGGTGCCCGGGATCAATGTAGGTCAGATTGCCAACAACCCGTCCCTCAATCCGACAGGGAAGCCTGGAAACATCCTCGCATTCCTCGAGTACATCGCTAGCAGCGGGGCGTGGGGAGTCAACATGTCGGTGAACATCGACTAGTTGAAGGCAAGATATGATCGTTGCTTTCGATATTGACGGGACCCTTGCTCAGGGTCCTTTTGTACCAGAGAGAATACGAGACTTAGAGCCCCGCCCCCATGTGATACGGACGCTAAGAGGGTTGAGCAGGGCAGGGATGAAGATCATTGTGGTTACAGCGAGGCCCGAGGTGTACCGCGAGGACACGGAATGGTGGCTCAGGAGGCACGCGATACCATATCGCATCTTGAGGATGAGAGCAAGGGGGGACGACAGGCCCGACCCGGCGCTTCGCGCCGAACAGGTGGCTGACGCCACCTTTCTGTTCGACGATAGGGCGGACAACTGTGCCCAGGTCTCTGCCCGGTGTGTTAGAGTATAGGGAGAGATCTAAGATCGAGTGGCCTTCAACCCTGAACAGCAGACCCTATACGATCGTGTTGTAGGGATGGACTTCAACAAGCTCTTGCTGCTAGGAAACGCAGGATCTGGAAAAAGTTTCATTTTGTGTAAAGCCCTGTCTCAGGTTGTTAGGTCGGGTAACAATAACATAATTCTATGCGCTCCTACTCATCTAGCCAGATTGAATCTAGTTAAAAAACTTGACAAAGATGTTTCTCACATGGTTGAGACGGCCACTGTAGCATCGTTACTACTGAAATTTGGTATTCAGCAAGAAGACGGCACTGTACAGTTTTCAGCGGGAAAGATGGATAAGATAGATAAGTATTCCATTATCGCCCTGGATGAATGCTCAATGATATCTGAGCAAGACTATCTCTTGTTTATGACGAGTAAGGCTAAGGTGATATTTACCGGTGACTACAAACAGCTACCTCCTGTGATGGCGAAGTCGGCTAAGGGTAAGATGGACACACATACGCGCACGGGTAACCTAGAAGTCGTGCGGCTAACACAACAGATGAGGCAGCAGGGAGTTATTCATAAGGCGGCGGAAAGGAATAGGAATGCCGTCTGGTTCCCCGAAGAATCGGAGACCGGGTCTGGCGGTGAAAGTATCACTGTTCACGAATCTGACACGGAGATGATCAAGACGATGATCGACGCGATCAATTCGGATAGCCGGGGATACGAAGCGGTAAGGTTCTATCGTTACATTGCTTATAAAAACCACAAAGTGAGAGAGGTGGGGAAAAGAATCAGAGACGAGGTGATCGCCAAGTATTTCGGATTCAACCCGGTGAATATGCCTTTCATCAAGGACGAGTTACTCATGATGAGGGAGAATAAGAAGAATATTGGATATAATGGGGAGTTAGTTAAGGTTAAAAGTGTCAAGAAGGATAGTAGGGGGCATAAATACCCCTGGACCTCCTACGAGGTAGTTGTCTCCGGCTCGCTGGGGACAGGCTCAGTGCGGACTATACCGCCATGCGACTACAAGATCCTTGATGACTACATCGACTCGCTGCAGTCTCGGCTTCGGAGGCATCAGATCGCGGGAGAGCATGAGAGCGCGAGGATAGTTCTGAAAGAGATCAAGAGGATCCGGTCTCACTGGACGATGACACAATATCCCCTCGCAGTTACTACGCATAAATCGCAGGGCAGTACGATTGAAAATGTGTACCTGGATACTCTAAGCTTCGCCAGAGCACCCAACCGCCGCGCTCTGCTGTATGTGGGTATCTCCCGGGCCTCTCGGTCTCTTCATACAGTTCGGATACCTCCGGCCCTGCTGCTATCTCGCTCCGAGGTTAACGCTGCTTATCGGTCGGCCAGGTCAGCGTATGAAGATGTGACTGGAGACTCTTATAAAAGGGTGCTAAGGTATCTCGGAGTGTCCACTCGTACCCTGGAGGGCAAGCAGATTGTGACTGGCTACTTGGAGTCCTTGGTGGAGGACCTAAAGCAGTGAAGAGTTTTAACCTCAAGCTACCCGAAGACAAAGTTGTCGACCTCGTCTCGAAGAACAGAGACACGCTGAGGAGGTGTATTTACAATCTGGATGCCCAAAGCTGCTTTGTGGCCGCTCAAGCCTCCATAGACCGGCTCTTGGATATCTATACAGAAAAACACTCTGCCTGGGCAGAGAGGGAGATTAACTCCACTTTTGATAGTGAATCGCACAGTGTCGTTCTCAATCACTCCAAGTTTAAAAAAGAGTTTATCGAAGCTACCCTCAGCGATCTGAGACGTATCCGCTCCGAACTTCTTGAGGTGTGCCAATGAGTAGTAAAGATAGGATACTCGACATCCTGGGTGGGGAAGATATGCTCCGCTTTATGGTCGATGCTAACCGGTTCTGCTATCCCGACGACTCTTCTGTAAATTTTTTAGTAGGGGATAAACAAGTTTATATAAAGGAACGAAAAGACTTCCTTGCATCAGGTGTCTTATTCTACTCTATTCGAGTCATAGATAGGAACAGCGGGGATGTATTAAATGAACACAGCGCGGTGTATGACACCTCTCTTGTCAAAGATCTGCTAGAGTGGGACCTGAAGCTTTCTATTTCCTTCTAACCATGCTGTCCTGGAAAGACTCAGTCCGTTACTGCGGAATGATCGAGGGATCTGTTACAGCCAAGAGACTGTGCAAGAAGATAAAGAAGGGCCGGAGACTCTCGGTCAAAGAAATTAATTTAGTGGAGAAGTTCGGCAGCAGGATGTATGAGTTTATAGGAGATCAGAGCAGGGAGGTTAACATCACGGGGATCGAGTTCCCTGTAATTCCTTACCCCGAGCTGCTTATCCAATCCGACGGGGCAGAGATAGTCAGGAGGGGGTCTTGGCTCGTGGACACCGTATCAGAGAGGTGTGTGGCTAAAATAAAACAATGCGGTGAAAGCGCTGTCATATTCCCTAACCCTGTTATACTAGTAAACGACTTAGCCAATCTCCTACTATGCTTGTCTTCCTCTTCGCCCTGCTACTCTTCGGAGTAGTAGTCTTTGTCATCTCCCTTTTTCAAGATCATGTCTAATTACAAGCTAAGAGTCAATTTAAATCCGGGAACAGGGTCCGAATTCTATGAATTCGGTATGACTCTGGACAGCTTAAATGCAGAAGAGGTGCTTAACTTTTTTCGTAAAGTTATGAAAGTTGCAGATTTTAGCGATTACGACATCTCAAGTGCGATGATGAACACTATATTCTCCCCCGGGGGAGACCATGAGATTATGAAAAGTCTCTGCAGTGAGTACGACCTTATCATGGAGGAAGATAACTTCTCCAGGCAGAGTCTGATCTCAGAGCGGGATCGGTACAAGAAGCTCTATCTCAACTTAGTTGGTAAAGTCAACTCTCCCGGATATACCGAGGAGGAGATTAACACAATGTGTTCTGAAGAGACGTGGATGGACTGAGATGGGGATGTATGACAATGTGAGGAATTCCTACAAACCCCTGGGTAAGGATTTCCTGGGACAGAACCAGACTAAGGATATCGAAGAGTACGATATTGGAGGTAGCATGTCGCAGTACTGGATATCGCCGGGGGGAAAACTTTACCTCATCGATTACTCCGACACCGCTGATCTCGTAGAGGTCGAGGATGGTTTTCTGAACTTCCGCTGGGTTCCTAACGGTACTCATGGGAAAGTAACCCCTTGCTCTATTACCAGCTACGTGGTAATATACCCCGAGGGGTGGAAAGGCGACTGGCTCAGTATGCCCCGGTGCCGCATCCACTTTAGGGATGGCATTGTCCAAGATCACAGTATTTTAAAGACAGGAGAACTGACATGAAGTCATCGGACACAGCTAAAATCGCCTTCGCAGTAATCACTCTACTGCTGCTTGTATTCCTAGGAGGCCCTTTGTACGGGGTTTGGCAGCAGTCGCTGTCCGGAAAAGCTGAGCTCGAGAAGGCCGAGTATACGCGGAAAGTTGCTGTTCTAGAAGCGCAGGCGAAGAAGGATAGTGCTCAGCAACTTGCTGAGGCGGAAGTTATTCGAGCCCGTGGGGTGGCTCAGGCCAACGAAATAATCGGTGAAAGCTTAAAAGACAATCCAGCGTACTTACAGTACCTCTGGATCACTCAGGGTGAAGAAAATGCTAACCGTACTGTCTACATGGTTCCTAGCAGCGGCGGTGCTCCTGTCCCCACTTTCGATATCGAAGGCGGAAGCTAAGGGGACTATGGTTGTGGGTCTGGTCCAGGTAGGGCCGGACCTTTGTCGTGTAGATCTGTTAAATCCAGATGGTTCCTTATACACCTTCGACACAAGGTGTGCTATAATCCTACCAAAGGAGAATACCTTATGAGTCCTGAGAAACTACAGCTACTACGAGAGCTGATCCGTGCCGAGATCCAGTACGCCAACTCCCTGTCCCAGGAGTATGACTGGAGCCACATTGCCAAGAAAAATGCGGACGACATTTTTCTCGAAGTCTGCATTACGTTCTGTGGTACGGATTGATGGCTGAGTATAAACCCTACTCTCCTGAGTGGCACAGGAAACGCTACTTGAGAGAGGTTATTGATCAGTATGTCGATGACAGCGAGGAAATCGAGACTATCCTTCGGGATATATGCGATATCTTGTCTTCTAAGTCTCAAAGAGCCTATGGAGAATTCTCTAAACTAAACCGCCTGGAAAACCACCTATGTTGTCGACAAATTACCGATTGAGATTAGAGTTCATCTGTGGCCGTATCGCTAACGGCGAGCAGGTCAAGCTCGAAGATATGATCTGGGCTGAAAAGCTTGGGAAAGCTAATACCAGTGCTCGTGAAATGCTGCGAAAAGCCCGGAGAATGGCGAATAACCCTGAGGGGAGTACGGATCAATTTTTGAACCAGCTCGGGCTCGGCGACCCCGACCCGTCCAATTACAAGACGGGATTCGACAGCGCTGATGACATTGCGAATTGGTTTCGACGAGATGATTCTTCTTCAGACTGGAGGCAACGCGACTAATGAGAGATCAGAACACTATCGACGAAGAGCCGCAGGGTAGGAAGTGGAACCGTGCACTGGACTTGTTCACCGAGTCTGTGATGAAACCGGACCCTGAGCTTCGCCAATGCGCACACAATCAGAAATGCTTCCACGAGCTGATGTACATTCGTCAGCAGGTCTTGGAGTATCTACCACTGCTCAGGAGGGACGATGTATAGTACACCGGTAAGGGGGACGTATCCGAATAAGATTAAGATGAATTGGTGGGATTACTATGTTGGCCACTGCTGGATGACTGGATGGCAAAGTATACGTTCTAACTTCCGAGTATGGGCGGATTTGATGGGATCATCTTATGAGAATTATGCCTTACCAAGAACAGTAGAAGATCCGGAACAAGAATGTATCGAATGGTTCTGGGTTGGACTGAATGAGGACGATGTATACCCTAAAGAGTTTCTTGAGTATCTCATGAAAATGGTAGATGACATTGAGACTGGTAAGGAAAAGGTATATCCAATAGACGAAGACTTTATAAATCGTCTCAAGGAGTTGACAGAAGGTGTTGAGTTGGACTATAATGAAGAAGACCTTAAGCAAGATATGAAAACACTTGAGGAATTGATGGATGAGGATTGAGATTGTCTATCAGGCCGGCTGGTACCAGTGGCGAATGTATGACGGGCCCGACGGCATCGATGAATACGAGGGCATGGCAAACTCCCTTGGCTGTGCTATGGAGCAAATCATTACTAAAAGGACAGAAAATGCGAGGCACTATGCGACTCATTAAGTTTTCAACTCACAGGGATTATGGGGTAGACCGGTACGTCCAGGTCTTATTTAACGAGTACTGGGCAGTGTTTCAAGGTAATATTGGGTGGAATGACTATTCCTCCTGGCCCTATATTAACTTGAAGTCTGGTACGGGGAGTTTGCTGTCTTTTACTTTCTGGATTTATCGACTCAACATAGAGTTGGGTTTTATTGAAAGAACATGGAACTGGGACTTTTTGAAAGATGTTACTGGCTGGGATGAAACCACTACCGAGTAAAGAAACACTACGGATATTGTGGCAGGTTGCTGTTACATCGGCCCTTGAAGGGCAAGGTGAATCGTATGAGATTTTTGCTCAGCTATTGTATCAGGAAACAGGTCTTGTGGAGTTTCCTTACAAATTAAGTGACGAATAATAAAGTGGCACAGGGTCCGGTGACAGGCCTTGTGCTTTGTTGTATAATAAGAGGGTGGTCAAAAAACATCACCATGAATCCTACAGAAATTCACCCACCATGTGTTTTGAATCTTGGTTATGATTTGAATGAGATGAATGATTCGGAGAAGGTTACATTAGTTCGTCGTCGTGTGGTTTATGAAGAGTCAGTAATGAGCGTTGATGAATTTAAAAAGATGAACGAAAAACTAAAAAATAATATGAAAAGTAATTATGAATTTTATTTAGATGATTTAGAAATGGAACATATTGGTTTTGCTGATATAGAAGAAACACATTATACAGCATTTCCTGGAGATGTGACATCTTTTACTGATGATGCTATTTCTTTCTGGTATGAAAATAAAACATGGACCGATCCATACGAACCAGTAGAAATTTCCAGTTGATAAATTGGCACAGGGTCCGTTGCGGTTCCTGTGCTTTTCTCTATAATATAGAGGTAACCGGGAGAAACCTATTATGTCTAACAACACTTCTACTTCTGGTGGCATCGGGTTTCCTGGTTTGCTAACCGTATTGTTTATTGGTCTCAAACTCACAGGATACATCAGTTGGTCCTGGTGGTGGGTGCTATCTCCACTGTGGATTAGTGCTCTGCTTGCTATTGCTTTTCTCAGTATTGCTTTTATCATTCTTCTTCTTCAAAAATAACCGATGAGAAAGGTAACTGTAAAACCGAAATCTAGTAAAGCAAAAAACCGCTTTGCTAATACTATGGAAGGTAATCCTGTCTGTATTGTGGAGCAGGATACTGGACAAGAACTGTTTCTTGTTAGCGAAAATGGTAACTACGCCTTCTGGGTCAGCACTAGGGAAGGTATAAATCGCTTTGGAGACAAAGCAGACTCGCACTGGGAGGTGATTGAATGAGCCACGCAGAGACACTTATCAAGGTCACAGAAGAATATACTCTACGACCACGAAAAGGTGATAGAGTGAATGTGTGTATTGCTGTGCTTGAGTATCTACTGAATAACTTTGCTTATGATTTTGATTATGATGCGAATAGTTGGGGTAGTTCTCTTAGGTGTGTAGAGGCTGAAGACATTGAAAATCTTATCCACGAAATGAAGAAATTGAAATGACTGACCAACAACAACACCCAATGATTCCGCCCAACATTCTCTTAAACAACTGGGAGAGTGATTGGTTTGCTGAACGTGAAAATGTTGACGTACTTTTGATTCAGGCGTACCAGGCTGGTGCTGATGCTGAGCTGGAGGCGTGCTGTGAGCTGCTCAAACAGAAAGGCGTCCCTGCGTGGTCTCTGCTTCGCACCGCCCGCCGCCCCAAGCCGCAGAGCTTGAAGGAGCAGGCTTGCGCTGCCTTAGATGCCTATATCTATGGCAATCCAGATCACAACGACAAACAGAACACTTACAACACCATCCGCCGCGCACTGGAGGCGCTTTCTGATGACTGAACATTTTCCCATCACCCCACCGCCTGAGCTGGTGCAGCAGGTAAAGCAGTGGGAGGAAGACTGGCATCACGGCAAGGTCAAGCACATCGAATTAGAGCTGTACATCGCTGTTCAAACCGCCCAATGGAGCGCAGACAAGGAGCTGGAGGCGTGCATTGATTGGATGAGCAATCGCACTTCCGTCTGCACTAGTGAACTCCGCGCTGCCCGCCGCCCCAAACCGCTGAGCTTGAAGAAGCAGGCGCTGATGGCATTAGAAGATGGCGATACAGGGCCAGGTGCATCGCTAACGCCAACTGAAGTCTCTATCATCCGCCGCGCACTGGAGGCGCTTCCTGATGACTGACCTATCACCCGCCCAGAAGGCCCTAGCTGCCTTCAATGAGCGCCGCCGAGCTGCGCGGCACCACCACCACTAACCAGGAGGGCTAATGGACCGACAAACCATCATTGAAAAGCTGCAAAACGGCTGGGATCTGGCCAACCGTGGTCAAGGCTGGTGGCTTAGCGCCCCTCGCGTGGACTACAAGCGCACAGAGTCCTATGAAATTGAGGAGTCCACAGTAGAGGCCATGAAGGCCGAGGGAATCCTTGAGTTTGATCTGCCCTATACGACTCTTTGGGCACGCCTTGTTAAACTCACAAGTCAGGAGAACTAATGGAATTGCTACTACTTGGATACATATTAGGAGTGGGAGTCTGCATCGCCCACGACTATTTTGTAATCAATCCTAAATTAAAACGCCTGATAGGCGAGCTGCGCAGCGTCGCCGCCGAACTGCGCGGCGACATCACCACTACGGAGACACCATGACTGACTTTCGAGCGCTATGCGCTGAGCTTCTCGAAATCATTGACTTTCTCTGCGAAGGCGACTCAAGACCGGATTGTGACATTGTTGCCCGCGCCCGCGCCTATCTTGCTCAGCCCGAGCCAAAGGGGCCGACGGTCATGGAAATCATCGAGCTGGCTGATGAAATCGAAGCGGAAGAGCTAGGACAAATTGATCTCGTTCGCCGTGCCCTTGCCCGCTGGGGCCGCCCTGCCACCACCACTTCGGAGACACCATGACCTACGACCAACTCTACGAGCACATTATTCATTATGTCGCTTATCCTCACACTACTATTACCGTAAATGACAAACGACGTGCTTGTCTCATTCTTGGGGCATTTATGGAGTTTATGCTTGATTGCCTTGATGAAGGTGTAGATCCTCGCACACTTGATATGACTGGTTTTGTGAATGAAAAACTTGATGAATTAGAAAAATGACCTATCTTATCACATACTACTACAAGAACGATATAGAGCAACGACACCAACGACATAAAACGATGGCAGTGGCTATTGCGACTGCTAATCTTTTGATTGCTCACGGAGATTATGTGATTGATAGTATTACTACTGAATATGGAGTAGAAGAATGAGGTTTCGTAACATAGAATTTCGTTGGAGCAAATGCGACAACAAGTATGAACTTGTTAAGTGGAATGAAGATCCATACGGACTCAACGGATTCAAACCTGAAACCTGTTATGTAATTGCTTTCTTTGATAAAGGAAAAGAAGGTTATGATATGAGGACTATTGGAAATCGTTTCTTTGAGGATAAAGATGCTTGGGTCGTTGGTAAATATGCCCTTGAGTTTCTAAATGCTATCTTTATGATTGAACAGAATGAGTTGAATTATGACTAAATCTTCTCATATTCAAATTGGAGATTTCGTAACTCCAATTACTCCTGCTGGTCTTTGGTTAGCAAATGTTCCAGTAGATGGAGATTACTACCAAGAAAGAGTTGAAGTATGTGTATTTAAAGGAAAAGGAAGAGTATTAAAAACACACAAGGTAGTAATTGATTACGATGAGTGGTGTGAACAAGATAGAATTAATGGTTTTGGTTCTCACTTTGGTGTTGGAAAAATAGAATATACAGATTATCTTATTGAGTGTTCTTCTGGGATTGGATGGGGTGGTGGAGTCAATAAAATTGAAGAGGACACTCCTTGAACTGGCACACTGCTCCTTGTGAGTGGTGTGCTTTTGGTCTATAATGACTTCGTACAGACAAAAGACCAATGGACCTCAATTTCAAACAACTCAATCTTCTTTCTATTGCTCTTACGATGTTTTATGATGAAGTCTGTAAGACAGGAACTACTCCTGGAATGAAAGAAGACATTATGGAACTCTCTAAACTTGTGAATGATGAATTTTCTAAAGTTTCTGTGTGAGTTATGAAACGAGTAAACATTAAAAAAATTCTTCAAGATCCCCTCAAGAAAAAAGAACTGATGGTTGGGGCAATTCAATTTCTTCAAAATATTGAAGGTATTGATACTACCAGAGAACAAGCAGAAAATGCTTATGACAAAATCCAGGATGAATTGAATTATGACTGAACACGAAGAAGAACTCCCAGTATCAAACGAATTCATCACATTTGTAAGAATTCAACTGAACCACGAACAAAAACAACAACTCAATCGTTTCCTGAATCTCCATTATCTTGGTGATATTCACTGTAATGAGTATGATGAGAACTTCAAACTTGTTCCCAAGTATCCAGAGAAAGAATCAAAAGAGTTTGATGAGGCAGTGTGGAGAATAAATGCAGTTCACGAGTATCAAGTCAAAGTGGTTTATGATGTAAATGGTAATTGTAAATTGGAGTTGCTATGACTGACCTAAAACGATACAAAATCACTATTACTGTCACCACAAGAGATAGTGCTTTTGATACAAGAATTGGAGACCCCATTTGGCATCTCCTTGATATTGAAAATGGAGAACGACTTGATAGTGTTTCTCTACCTGTTGAATTACCTTTGATTAATTATGACTAAACTCTTCCAATACGATAAAAAAGTTTGGGATGATGGTGATACTGACTACACTTGGCAGTTTGGTATCTTCAACAATCGTTCATTACTCTGGGTGAATTATGAATACCCAAGTCGTTTAGTCCATAGTAATGGTGGATTTCACATCATGCTCTCATTTCTTACTTCTTCTTCTCTTTTTGGAGTAGATTTTCAACTTGGTAAGGTTGGTTTGAGTTTTAACTTTTTTACTGAATATATGGAGAGGTGGGATGATGACTGAACGAGCACAAAAAGTAATGGAAGCATTTTATAAGGAGTTTGGGCAAACAACACCACATACCGATGATGAACTTGCCGTTGCTTCTGTTCTTCGTCAGACAATCAACCAACTACAACAAAGTCCTGGTGTGATTATGTGTGCTGATGTGTTAGAATTGTGTGAGGAGATTGAAAACTTATGAATAACGATTGGAAACCAACACCACAAACACCAGAGCAAGTAGATAAAGGATTGCGTGATGCTTTTATACAAGCAAAGAAAGATGGTGTGATGGATGCTACTCCTTACTTGAAACAAATGACTTACAAATCTGATATTGAAAAGACAGAAGCAGAAATCAAAGTGCTTCAAAAGAAACTTGACCTTCTCAAAGAGATTGAGACACATAAATCTCAACCAAGAATGTATTTTGAACTTGGTGGTAAATTTGAGATTGTCTCTTATAATGGTGAGAATTATTATCGTCTGGAATATCCAACTGATGTTATTTGGTATAAGAAAAAGAAACCTGCTGATGGTATGATGCTGGTTCGTATTACTGATGGTGAAACTCATCGTCTTCTTGAAGGACTTTGGTTTAATGAGGTGCGAAAGGGAAATTATGTCTGAACCATTAAATCATAAATTGGATTTAAGTAAAATCAAAACACTCACAGATGTAAAGAATGTCTTTGAGTGTATGTGTTTGTATTCTAATGCGAGTGAAGAACACGAAAAGTATGAACTTCACAAAGAATACTTCACTATTCCAAATGATCCACAAGAACTCAAACTTGAACTACCACGCAAGTCATTAGAAGAAATCTCACAAGAGTTTGATGAGAAGATTGATAAACTGATTGAAGATACCAAAAGAAAGTTTTATGGTTGTAAAATACACACAGAGAGTAGATACGAAAGGGCACTTGATAAGATATTTGATGACTTTGAGTATGCGAAAAAACACGGACAATTTCCACTTAAATTTACATTAGATTACTCTAAACTTACTGCGACTGGTAGTAATATTACTTCCAATTTTGTAATCAAATCAGGTGGTGAAGAAGTTGGATATTATACGACTGGTAATGGATATTTGCGATTTCTTATGGATAAGAAACCGACTGCGGTTGTTCGGTTCTTTATGAATAAACTTTTGGGTTTTCGGTGGATAGACACTTGAAGAACTGGCACAGGAGCACCCTACAAGGTCTCCAAATTCCTTATAATACTCTCATACACAAAAGACAAATGCCTGACGACCTTCAAAGAGAAGAAGAACTTTTCTTCAAAGCACTTGAAGAATACAAAGAGAAAAAATCACAAGAACCAAAAGACAAAACCACAAACACTCTACCAGCAGTAATCGCAGCAGCATTATGACTAACGAACAAATCCTTGAACTTGCTAAAGAGCACCTTGAAGTATTGGTTTATGATGACGATGAAACGGAGTCTCCTACTGATTTCGCAGCAACCAAAGGACAACTGATTGAGTTTGCCCAAAAAATCTATGAAATAGGTAATGAAAATGGTTGGGAAAGTCACCAAGTAAGTGTATCCCTGAACTCCTCTTATCCTACTGATTATAACTATGACTAACCAACAACGAGCAGAAGAACTCCTAAAAGTTTTCTGGGAAAGTCAAGCACACAATCCTGCTTGGTTGCTTCAAGAAATTCTTCAACATCTTCGTAAGCAACTATCAGGACAAAATCCTGTTAATTTTAATGATGAATTGAATATAATGTATGTTCTTGGTTATGATGAATGTCTCAAAGAGATTGATGCTATTTGTGATGAATTGGAGTTGCTATGACTGAAAGAGCACAAAGAATCTATGATGCTTGGGAAGACGAATATTGCCGTCAAAAACCTTTCTACGAACATCGTGCCCTTGCTTCTGCTATTCGTGAGACAATCAACGAACTCCAAAAAGGAACTACTGTTGGTACTGTGATTATGTGTGCTGATGTGTTAGAATTGTGTGAGGAATTGGAGAAACTATGAAAAACATTGATTGGGAAACACTGCTCATTCCAGTTCTTATGATTGGAAGTTTATTTCTTGTTGTTCTTTTGGGATTTGGCACTGATGCTTATGGTAAGTATCTGGATGCTTACAATACTCAAAAGGACAGAGAGATGTTCTTGAAATCTTATGAGATTGTGTTAGAATGTAGGAAATTTTATGCTGCTAATGATACTGCGGCAACTAAAATGTGTGGTGAAGTTCCTGTATTTTATAGCGAAGTAAAATGAACGACGACAAAACACTAGCATCATTAGGTATTACATTTTTTGTTATACTTTGTATTATTGGTTCTGTTTTTGGATTTCTCAATATGGGTTCTTATTTTGGAGCAAAAACAGCAACAAATGAAACCACTATTGAATGTGTAGAAACTCCCGAAAAATGTAAGCAGAGGTATGAGTATCTAAAACTTCGTGAAAAACTTGGAGAATACTGATGTCTAAACCACCACAAGACGACCATTACCAAAATCAAATAACTAAATCCTACATTTCGTGCTACAATATGCCTTACAAAGACCTTCAACACTTTGAGGTGCCCGAACCAGTTTATATTTACATTTGTCAGTTGGAAAACGAAATCATCAATCGTAATGGTGCTGTTCAACGACTTTATGATTTTAGGTTTGGTGAGAATTATGGTAATAATACTCCAATCGTTCCTGATGAGACGATGGAGGAACTCTTGAAGAATGGAGTGAGGAAATGACTAAACCAAGATTTTTAATTCATAGAGACAAACACAAAATACAAGAACTCAAGAAGATGTCTCACAATCAATTTCCAGTAATGCACTGTGCTAAAGCATTATACTCAACGAATGGAGACCTTGGTAAGGCACTTATTTGGATGCAACAAAACCCTGTAGATTTTCTGGTGGATTATAAACTATGAACCTAACACAATTCTTTGATGCCTCAATCAAACT